AGAGAACAATTACAAACCCCGCATCTTCAAGTGTTTTCACAACTTTGTCATAATAATCAGCACTCTTTTTTATTGTTAATTCTCCTAATTGTTTATTCATTCCTCGCTCCTTTCCTGTGGCTCAACCTCGTATGGTTTTGGTAATGGCATCCATGCGATAACGTGTAAATCATTTCTCATATGTTTCCCACAATTATTGAATGGAACACACCACCATAAGCCATCCCCATAATAAGAAGCCATCATCACTTGATATGTTTCATGCCAATATGCCGTAACTAATACTTCTCGCCTATCTTCCGGCAACCTCTCACTAACAGGAATCCACCTCTGCTTCGGTTTAATCACCGTTGGCGTGATACCATCTACTTGCGGATAAAAGACAGGTTCTTGATCCGTTTCTGCCAAAATCCGCAAGGTAATTTCACACGCATTTCGAGTTCGCACATCAAGGTGATTGATAAGCGGCAGTAACAAAGATGCCATTACTTCACGCACGTCCCGCGCTTCTTTCCTATCTTTGAATTTCATGCCTGTTCCTCGCTTTCTACTCTACATATACTGCATTTGCCATGTATTAGGTTCGTTCATTCCCATATCTTCATGCTGCACTATAGGTTTCCATTTTGATATAAACTCAGAATATGCCTGTTTGGTAAACTCTTTAGGTAGCTCTTGGCACATTCTTTTTGCAAGATATTGAGCATATTTTATTTGTTTTTCAGTAGGTTTCATACTTCCTCACTTTCCTGTGGCTCAATATTTTTAATCAATATTTTTGTCTGAAACCTATGCAATATCTTGTCATACTCGCTGTCCGTAATACATCCGTGAATGTGAGCGCAAATCAAACCATATCCGACTTTTTCTATCCACTCTGCTTTATCACCAAATGTAAAACCTTGTGCGTTTGCCTGTTCCTCATAACTTTCGCATAATGCTCCATGATGAAATTCTGCTGTTGCCATATCATCCCTCGCTTTCCTGTGGCTCAACCATACGGCATCTGCAATTAGGGCAAACATTAGCACCTATTGCTTTTTTATTACTTTTCCTAAAATATGATAAGGACTTACATTCAGAACAAATGAATTTATAAATAAATTGTCCGTCTTGGTTTATAAAGAACTCATTTGTCTGTATCCAATGCCCTGTCTTCGGCTGTGGTGTGACGGTCGGCAAATCTCTTAAATGCTTTAGCACCCTATCCGCGTTGAAAGCATCTCCTGTATGCCATTCTTCCATCTCTCGTATTGTCGAGATCGCCGCCTGTCTGCTGATAGCATCCTCGCAAGGTTTCGGATTTACGCTCGGCAATTCTTCAATCCTCCCCATCGCATCCAGAATGTCATAGGATTGCGAGCAGGCATCCAGAACCGCGTCCCGGCTGATTAAGTCCTCGCTCATATCTCATCCTCGCTTTCCTCGTATGGCTTAGGCAAAGGCATCCATGCCTCTGGTCTATCAGTACATCCGTACACCATACATTCCGACTCCCACCCACTGAAGTCGCCAAACCACAATATGTGCGGAACCAACGACCCGTTCTCCTCCATATACGCAAGCACCTTTTGACCTTCTTCCGGTAACCTCACGCTGCATGGGATCCACGTTGTCTCTTCCCGAACCGCTCGCTGCATGGAAATGCAGATCTTGATAAAGTCCAGGATCTCCCTGTCATTCCGCAGAACCTTTGACGGAAGGTGTGAATGAATGCCGAAGACTTCAAGTATCTCGTTTGACCTCATGCCGGTTCCTCCTCAAACTTCATCCATCCAAGAGGCACAACCTCGTCAACGATCATACCCTGGTTCTCCAGCTTCCGTTCCACCCATGCAATGCCATTGTCTATAACCTTCTCCGTGATTCTTTCTGCATCTACGGTCATCTTTGTGCTTCCGGTGCCGCTCACAGATTTGCCGCCCTGCTTCCCGTTATACTGATACACCAACTGGTATGTCATACGCTTCACCCCCATGCTTTTACTTGATATTTTCCGCGCCTCCTATGGCGTTTAACCAATAACCGCTCTTGACCAGCTTGATCTGCTCCTTGATCTCGGCAAGTCCCCATATATAGCTGTCCGCAAGTTCATCCTGCCTGTTTTTCAAGTATTCAATCTGCTTCTGCTCTATCGGCGTGAGTTCTCTGTCCATCTCTTCTCCCTCTGACTGCATCCACCGCAGGCGCTCAATCTGTCCTATAAGCTGGACGATGCTCCCAAAATCTCTTCTGTTCCTGAACGTCTGCGGCTTCCTCAGTCTTGGCGGCTGCTGCGCTAAAGGTTTCTGGCAATTTGTTTTTTTGTTCGCATTTCGGTGGTTTATAGTTCCGCCTCCCCACGCTATCGCGCTTCCGTGGTTTGGCATCATCCGGTGCCGCCTTCCCGGCTGATTTCAGTTTTTGATAAGCTGCCTCTCCATCTCGGCAAAGTCATAAGATCTTTGCGGATAAGAAGGCTTCTTAGCTGGAGCAGCTCTACTGTCTCTCTGTTCCCAAGTCCGGACTGCAGCTTTCCAGTCCTTCATCTTGTTGTTCCCGATCATCCAGTTCTTGCTCTGGTAAAAGTCCCACCACTTCTCCGGATTGACATCGTTGTGTCTTTCCTGGCAATAAGCTCTGACCTCTTCGACCGTGGGAGGGGTAAACGCGCTTGCGCGTTTCTCTCTATCTTTTTCTTTAGCCTTATCCTTTTCTTTATCCTTTACTTTTTCTTTAGGGGTTTCGCCCGTAACCCCTAGGGGGTTTTTCTCAATAACCCCATTGGGGTTTTCTTCTGCAACCGGTTTGGGGTTTTCCTTCTTTGGTCTGCCGCCTAAACGCCCGTATTCCGCGCCTTTCTCCCCGTTCTCTCTGCGTCTTGTGTTCGCATCAATCTGCGGTTTCGCCATCAAGAACATACCTTTGGCAACTCCGTCAACCTCCGGATCCTCTCCAGTGATTCCGTAACTGACAATCGCATCATAGGCAGCCAACCTGTCTGCATCATCAAGCGTCTGTAATGCCCTGAAAAAGCTCTCATAGAAAATCACGCTTTCCGCCATGTCATACTCCCTCAAACAAACTCATCTGCCCAGGTATCTGATCTTTCTTTTTGCGCTTCTTCTCCGGATGGATTTCAAGCCACGCATCCCTCATCAGTCTGTTTCTATGTCCTATCTTCAGGAAGCGAGAGTTTTCTCTCCCCATATAACCCTCAAAGTACGGATCGTCTTTTGCGTCCTTCCACCGGAAATATCCGTCATCGTAAGAGGCAATAAAAACACCTCTCTCCAGCGCCGCCTTGATCTCTTCGCGGATAACCCTGTCGTCTATATGCAGGATTGAATGTAAATGTGTTCTCGTCACCCGGTTCTCATATCCGGCTGGTATATATTCCTCAATCAATAAATCCGACATTATTTGATCCTCCCCGTGTACGGAATGTATAACCGCATAAAATCGTCAAAAGTGAATGTTGCTATTGCATCCGGATAGTCCAGCGCAAAAGGAAGATTATTGTCTACCAGGGCAAACAGACCGGCTACTGTAAGAGACACATTCCATCCATGCGCGCCCTTAACTTTGTGAATGACTACGGGTATCACTTCTTCGCCGGTTCTCTCCTGCAGACCGTTCGCGTCTCTCTCGGACTGTGCCATTGCATTCTCCAGATCCCCGTTAGTAAACTTGCCGTAAAACTTAACCTCGATATGCAGACCGGGAACACCTTCGACATCCGCATGACCTGTGCGTCCATCTCTCTGACATCCTCTCTCTGCCTGAAATCCGAATCGCTGAAACAGATGTGCAACCATCCTCTCTCCATCTGCTCCGCTTCTTCTGCTTAAAGATCCCATTGTGCTCCTTTCTCCCTGTCCCTGCCTCCCAACAGAGACAGGGGAAACATGATCGATCATCTTAAGAGGGTGTCCGTGAAACATTCCTCAAAAGGGGTACTATACTAGGTCGAACATGGTCAGGACGATTGACACAAAATCCCTTCCTAGACCTGTCTTTTTCGCAACTTCCTTAATGCTCAATCCTTGCGAATAGGCATCGATTATTTCTTTCTTGTGATCGATAACCCTTTGATATGCCTTATGCTGGATCTTTTTTACACGCCCTGCCTCAATTCTTTTACTCCGAGCAGATTGTCTAAAGTGCAGAAGGTTCTGCCTTCTTGTGACCCATTCAAGATTTTCAACCGCGTTATTTCCTTTGTTGAAATCCTTATGGTTTACCTCCTCTAGTCCTTCAGGGTTTGGAATAAAGGCTTTTGCAACAAGGATATGAACATAGGCATGTTTGTCTTTTTTGTCTGGAGCATGCAGACCAACTGTCATATAGCTGTGCCCATTATTCTGTTGTTTCAGGATTTTCCCCGGCTTGTTGTAATTGTGCATTCTGCGCGGTAAACTTCTAACCTGCCCCATGTTGCTTACTTCGTAATATCCTTCATAGCCTTCTACAGGTTTCCATATTTCCTTAGTCATACAAAAGACCTCCCATATCTGCTCATAAACCTGCGTCTTGCTTCTGCCTCTGTGCATCCGGTCTCCGCGATCTGATGCTTTTCCCATGCCATTTGTCCGAGCATCTTTGACAACTTCTCCGCTGCAGGGTTCCCGTGGATCTGATTGATCGTCCCAGTGGTTGACAGATTGTGCTCATCGTTCGTCAATGGGATAAATAACCCGTCCTCGTCTGCTAGTTTCCTTGATGAGTTCCCAAAGATCAGATGGTGTGTGCACTCTGCCTGTCTCCCGGAAAAAGCACTAATCTGCTGATAGTCAGTCACTATGCTTCTTTTCATGCTTATTCCCCCACAATGCTTTCATCCTTGCGATTTCTTCCGGAGTGGCGGTCTCAATGCCAACTTGTTCACACTCCATGATTGTCCCGTCAATCAGCTTTGCCATTTCAGCAGAATCGTACTCTCTTGTCTTTCGATAGATCCTGTAGGTGTACCATGTCTTTCCGTTCTGTACCCTGGTATCAATCAGCCATGTATGCGGTTCTTCCTGCTCTAGCATGTATTCCGGAGGAGCTAGTGTCGTATAGCCTATCGTTTCACCGGTTTCAAGGTATTCGACCTGCCCGTATCGTGCTACAAGCATGTTCTTACACCTGATAAGGGATATACCAAGCTTCTGGCGGAGCTTATCGCAGAGAACATGGAAATAGTCGTTTGCATTCAGGCTCCTGCGCTTCTTATGCTCCTTGATGTCATAAACGGCATCCCTCTTCTCTTGACGCATCAGCCAAATTACGATCTCGTCCGCCGTCCCAGTCATGATGCACTTTCCGTATTTTCAAGCCCATGCAGCGCATTTGCGAGCTCCTCATCGGTCAGTCTGCCCAGGTTCTGCTCAACAGATACCGTTGTGACATACTCTTTCTTGTACCGGCTCATGATGGTCTTTGCCTTGATCCCTGTCCTATCCATTTCTTTCAGGATCTTCGCGATCATAGCAGGCTTGCTTTCCTTGATTTCTGCAGGCTTCTGTGCGGTCTGCTTCGGATCCACTTCCGGGGATTCCTTCTCGCTATCCACCATTTCCTCTGTAGGAATGCAGAACGTCTGGAAGCAGGCATACTTAAATGCCGCGGACATAGCCTTGTTGGTAGACTTGTCGGAACGATCCATAGCCTCACCGATGACAACTGCCTCCACGTTTGACCCGTCATCGGTAAAGAATGTGTACTTGACCTTGACCACCGAATAGATCATCAGACCGCCCTTCTGGCTCGTCCTCTCTTCTCTTGTGGATTCCAACACCTGCGGGATAACAAAGACATGGTTCTTTACCATCGCAGGAGACAGGGCATTCATAACCGCATCAATACCGCGGTACTTGTACTTGTCGAAATCGTTCTTGTCATTCTTGCCGACCGCACCTACATCATTCATGACCGCGCTAATTGCTGCATAAATCTTTCCTTCCATGTCAGACCTCCTCGTACTCAATCCCTGTAAACTTCAGAAACTCTTTTAACTGATCGATGTTATCCAGACCGGTAACCTTTATGCAGAAGACAGGCTCGTTCATGAATCCCTTTGCCGGTTCCTGTGGGATCTGTTCCTTGTCATCCCACTGCTTCTCTGATGCGATCTTCCTTGCCTGTTCTTCCCGGACTCTCTCTTCTGCAAGGTGCTTTGCTTCGATGTACTCGCTATTCTTTTTAATTGCTTCAGCCAGGTTGTTCCCGGTCGCCTTGTAAACTGATAAGAGCCTGTCCTCAATCTCAGATCCCAGTGCTTTGATCGCTGTGAGGTCATTCCTCACCTTGATGACCATCGTCTGGATCTCTGAGATGATCTCGTTATCACTGCAGGTCTTGTTGTCCCACTTGGATGACTTGATGATCTCCAGAGGCAGGTATTCCGCATACTCTCCAACGTGCTGGTCATACAGTTCCTTGATGTGCCCCTGCTTCTCATCGATCCTCTTCTGGTCGAATGCCTTCACATCCTCGTTGATCCTGTCGATCTCTTCAGTAATGATGCAGGTCAGCTTCTTGACCTTCTCCTCGTACTCTTTCAATGGGGCGTCATAGTCTCTCTTGATCTCCTTGCGCCTGTCTTCCATCGCTGTCCGGATCTTCCTCAGCGTGGTCACATCCGCCTTGCGCTCTTTAAGGTTCTCCTCGGTGACCTCCAGATCCTTGTAGGCACTCATCCATGTAGTGATCTGTTCTTCCAGACCAGCAAAATCGAAGGCAATCTCTCCGGGTGTAAACCTGACCTCGGGATTTATATCAAACATGCATAGCCTCCTTCCTTAACCACTCGTAGAACCCGTTCCCCATCTCGGAACACCTGTCGCTTAACGGGCAGGTGTCACACTCCATGCCGGTCAATTCAAGCTGAGTGCAGAGATACTCGCCCAGGTCATCCTCGTTACCGTTCTCAAAAAGTCTCTTGATCTCTTCTAACCTTGTCATCTCTACGCCTCCTCGCTTCTCTGTACTCTGACTTCAGCCAATACTGTCCCCATGTCTTGTGACCCTTGATGATCACACAAACACCGTTATCCGGATCATCGTGGAATAAGAATCTGTCGTAGATCTCCACGACCTCTCTGTCCTTCAGCGACCGCATCTTTGAGTCGTTCTCGTAGTCCTCCAGATTGCCGATGAAGATGAAGCCGCTTGCCGCACCTATAGCTATAGTGTCGTAATCTCCTAGCGCTCGTACTGCCGTATCTAAACAAAGTTTTGATTTCCCCATTTGACTTGCCTTCCCTGATATGCTATCCTTTAGATGCATTCAATCTTGTGCTGGTTGATTGTCCTGCCCGTAGGTGTCCCCACACTTACGGGCTCTTTCTTTACTGGATGTATTCCCCGTTAACTACCTTGTAATCATCCGTTGCACCCATGTAGTTCCCCGGCTTCTTCTTGGCGGCTTTGGCGATGGCGTCCTGCTCTTCCTTGATGGTGATGTCCACAAGATCCAGAACATTCTGTACAAGGACTTCGATCTGACCACTGCACACCGCATGCCACTGCTCTGCCTTAAATCCGTTCGGGGTCTGTGCATCGGGGCGATCACTCTTGACGAGCTCAAGGATCTGCTCCAGGTATTTCTTCTTTAACTGCTCACTTGCCATAAACTCCATCTCTCAACCCTCCCTTGTTGATAAGATCAGCAGAATCACATCGCCAATCACAAACATCGCTCCTCCGCATGACATTGCAAATTGCCGCATCATTATCCCCGAGAGGAACACTCCGCACACGCAGAAGATCACGCTTGCTATAAGGCACATCCAGCCGATGCTCCTAAAGATATCTCTCACGCTTAACCTCCTTCCCTGAAATGATTGAACCGATCTCCTCGTTGCTCATCCCCAGTACTTCTCCGATAGCTCTCATCCTGTTGCCGGTCATCGGCGATGGATTTTTGAAATACCTGTAAAGGGTTCTTCTGGGGACAGCCGCATACTTGGATAGTTCTGTCATGCTCACGCCTGCTCTCTTTCGGTAGTCGTTCAGTGTCATGTTTTCCTCCACTTCTCGATGTCCTTTTTCAGAACCTGCAGGTCAGCAATAAGACCGTCGATGTAGTTGACTACCTCATCCTTGCTTTCGCTTGCATAAAGCTCTCTCCGCCTTCCACGCGCAAGGATATAAAGTGCCCAGTCATCAGCCGACGATCCTCGGAAGTCGCGATGTGGACGATAAGCAAAAATCGCGTTCCCTGCTCTTACCTCTCTTGTCAAGAGGCGTATCTCTTCTTCAATTTTTCTTTTCTGCTCTTGTAATTCTTCTAGCTTGTTCATCACGCCATCTCCCTGCTTCACAAAATTACTTTCGCGCCGCTCAAGTTTTTAGGTAAAAAAATAGGAGCCATACTCTTCGACAGGAATGTCGAGTATGTTGCTCCATTTGTAAATATCGTCTTGTGAGAAGCCGGTATTGCCGGTCATCTTGTTAGACACAGTTACTTTTGACAGCTTGATTGCCTTTGCGAATGCACTGAATGTTCCATACTTTTCGATGATACGTCCGCGTAACTTTCTGTACTTGTATTGCTTCAAACTTGCTCACCCCCTTTCGTGATATATAGACTTTAGCACCGCTAAAGTTTCCTGTCAACACTTTTCTTTAATTTTGTTAAATTTTTTTCTTGAAACTTGTTAAACCGCGTGATAATCTTATATTAACGGAGGTGATACCCCATGAAGCACGAAATAACAGCAAACAGATTAAGAGAAGCATTAGAAGATGCAGGGATAAAGCCTGTCGAGTTATCTGAACGAAGTGGCGTGAGCCAATCTTCCATCAGCCATTACATGAGTGGGACTCACGTTCCATCGAATTTCAGCAGTGGTAAGATGGCAAAGGTACTCGGATGCAGTCCCGTCTGGTTGATGGGATTTGATGTGCCAAAAACCAACACTGTCCCTATACTGGAAAAGCCTGATGAGCAGCTTATCCCTTCCTTAGAGCTTGACGAAACTCAGAAGAGATACTCTCCGGAAGAAGTCGAGAAAGCTATGAGGCTTTACAAGAGATATCAGGAGTCCCTGCCTCAGATTCAAGAGGCAGTGGAGAGTCTCCTAAGATCTCGTCAATCTGATTCTTGATTTCAACTGTAAGTGCAAGCCATAAAGTGACAAACTCTTTTTCAGTCATAGCAGATCTCCTTTCTTGAGGGGATTGTAGCACCGGCAGAAACGCTTGAGAAGTTCCAAATAACAGACCTTGTCCCACGCACAGAACAGGAGGCGAACAGATGACAAACACCCGTGACATTATACTGAAACTCAAGGAAGTACGGGATGAGAAGGGACTATCCTATGGAGACATCCTCGCTCTGATGGAGAAAAACAACGACTATGTGTCAAAGTCCACTATCTCACGGGTGTTCAGCGAGGGTTCGGAAGACCTGTCATTCAAGTACGAGGAGACTATAAGACCTATTGCCAAGGCTCTGCTGGACATTGAAACCATCGAAGACGATGACGAGATGGATGTCAAAGCCATGAAGTCTCTTTTGAAGTATAAGATCCAGCGCATCGAAGAACTGGAGAATCAGGTACATCATCTTGAGGTTGCGCTTGACAGGGAGAAGCTGAGATATCATGAGAAGCTGGAAAAGGAACGTACAGGTTTTAATCGGAGCATCGGGTTTCTCAAAGAACAGGTTGCGCGCAAAGACCGCAGGATGGACTTACTTCTGGATGCGGTGATTGAAAAGGATGCGAAGATAAACGAATTGATGGGAATGATTTTAAACAAATAAGTTGACGAATCTCGGGGGATAGTGGTATAGTCTGTTTGCAGGGAAGGGAGAGTCCATCCCACGCAAAACGCTATTACAACAGGCACAACGCGAAAAACCCCCGGGTGCGACCGGGGGTTTTTCTATTCCCTTTTTCGAGGAGGGCTTAATCCTCGGGCTGGTTGTCTTGCTCGTCCCCGTCCAGCCATTTGCATACATAGTGTGCGACTATGCTTGCCACAACGGAAACAATAAAAGCTATTACAACGGACACAACATCACCTCCTTTCCGTCGTCTGGAGGCGAGACAACAGGGATATTATAGCAGAAGGAGAGAGCATGGCAACCGCAAAGAAACAGCCTTCAGGACAATGGAAATGCCGCGTATATTCCCATACTACGCCAGATGGGAAGAAGCATTACCGCGCATTTACCGCGCCTACGAAGCAGGAGGCAGAGCAGATGGCGGCAAGGTTCTCCGGAACCGCTGACCGCGAAAGACGCGTTGACTATACAGTCATGGAAGCAATCAAGGGATACATCCACGCAAAGGAAGGCGTCTTGTCCCCGTCAACCATCTTTGGATACCAATCTCTCCTGCAGTATTATGAGACAATCGGAAGCAGGAAGCTCTCAAAGATCAATTCCGCGGATGTTCAATTATGGATTTCTGAGCTTTCAAAGAAACTCTCACCGAAATCGGTATCGAATATATATGGTCTTCTGAGTGCCACAGTTGCCCTGTACGCACCTGAGAAAACTTTTCGGGTAAAACTACCACAGAAACAAAAAAGACGTCCTGTGAGCGCGTCTGACGCGCAGGTGGCTGCTCTTTTTGCGGCTGCGTCTCCGACTCTTAAAAAGGCAATCGGTCTTGCCGCGTATACTTCTATGAGACGCGGAGAAATCTGCGCGCTTACCTATGGTGATATCCAGGGAAATACCGCGCATGTTCACGCGGATATGGTCAAAAGTACAAAAGGATGGAAAATTAAGCAGACTCCGAAGAACATGGAAAGTGATCGCTTTGTTAATCTCCCGGAAACTGTTATAAAGCTGATTGGCACAGGGGCACCGGATGAGAGAGTCGTGCCAGTCACGCCGGATACCATCACGGAATGCTTCTGCAGATTACGGGATAAGATGGGAATCCAGATACGCTTCCATGATTTACGGCATTATTTCGCGTCAATCGCCGCGGTCATTGGTGTGCCAACGTTATATACCGAAGGTTTCTCTGGATGGGCACCCGGGTCTGGGACATGCCAGCGAATTTACCAGAATGAAATCGTTGGCGAAAAGGAAAAGTATGCCGCCATGATGACCGATTACTTTGACTCTGTTCTCAAAAGTATGACCCAAAGTATGACCTGAAAAACGAAAACCCCTCTAACCATCTAGGCTAGAGGGGCTGACCCCTACGGGAATCGAACCTCAATGAAAAGTGCCACAAATGGCGCAGTTTCGCGGTTTTCTGCGGTTCAAACACTGTAAAATATGACCTCTGGGAAGCCGCATGAAACGGGCATTGTGCCATCCGCGTCACAAAAGTATGACCTAAAAGTATGACCTGAGTCACGCGGATTTTTTCAGTTTACTGATGCACAGATCCGCGGATAAAATGGCAAAAGCAATCAGTGCCGCAAGCGCCCATCTCTCTGCATGGACTTCTGCCCTGGCAACCTCTGCTTCATGCTCATAGTAACTTATTGTTTCCGGTCTCTTGTTCTCCATGACGTACCTCCCAACCCTTATTATACCGCGTTTCAAGGCATAATGCAAAAGCGGCGAGCCTAAACCCGCCGCTTCCACGTCACATAGAAGTGATCAGTCTGCGCATCTCGCTCCTGACATGCTCGTTTGGTGCTTCGTCCATGAGTTCCGCCATGCGAGAAGTGAATCTGCCCATGCTATCACGCATGCGTCTCTCGCTTGATTCCTCCTCATGTGCTCCGCTCTCGTGCCCTACCATAGCCTTTGTCGTAACAATACTCTTAAGGGTATGAGTGAGTCTGTCAAGGTATTCGATATCTGCAGAAGAAAGGGATCCAGCCGCACGAGCCTTTTCCTTTGCTTCCATGAGCTTCTTGCCGGTCATGTCCTCCAGCTCGTCAAGAACCAAGTACAGTCCCTTCATGTTCACCTCCTTTCTCACGCCGCAAGAGCAGGCGTGACAGGATTAGCAACAACGTATGCAGGAACCGGATACGGAGCTACACGATTGACGATGTACTGCGTCTGTGCCGTGTTATCCGCAACAAGTGCCGCGGTCTGTGCGGTCTGAGATGCCGCCAGAGCCTGCATGTTGACCTGATTCTGAAGCTCAAGGTTACGGGTCTTCAGGTTATCGATCTCCTGCTGGCACATCTTGTCCAGGATCTGCTGAGTCTGGTTCTGGATGGCGAGACGGGTCGCGGCTCCTTCGCTCTGCACCACGTTCTGCGTCTGTGCGGTCGCCAGTCTGTTCTCACAGCAGCACTGAGAAAGCTGAGAAGACAGTCCGTAAATCTGGTTCCCGATGGTGTTGGTGGACTGACAGATATTCTGATTGATGCCAGCGATGCCGAGTGCGACATCACCGAAACCTGCCGTGATACCTGTCCGAAGATCACCAACGGACGCCTGCAGTGCCGCGTTCTGGAAACCGGCATTCGTATTGGCATTGATATTGTTCTGACCGTTCATCAGCCAGGGGAAATCATTGCCTGCGAAACCGCCATTCCCGAAACCACCGCCACCGAACATACCGAAGATCAGGAAGAGGATAATCCATGCACCGAAATCTCCTCCGCCGAATCCGCTGCCCGAAGGACTCACGGGCATAATCATGTTGTCATCTGCTAAAGCCATAATTGACTCCTTTCTCCCCTATCTTTGAGGGGTAAGCGACCTTCCTCGTATTCTGGAAAGCCGGGTTGATGTATTTGATTAACCCTGCGCGCCGGGGTTCATCATTCTCTGGATCTGCATTGCCTGTTGCCTTGCCTGCTCATACTGTTGCTGAGACAGACGCCCGTTCTGCATGAGGTTCTGGATAATCTGTTCGGGGTTCTGCCCCTGCATAGACTGCCTAAACTGGTTAAAGCTCTGCATAAACTGTGCCATGTTATTCATCCTCTACCTCCTTCTTTCTCGCAGGCTTCTTAATCATAATGGTTTTGATCTTCTCAATCTCCTGCTCTATCGTAGACATCCGTTCATCAAGACGGGCAACGTCTCTTACTTCTTCTTTCGGAGGTTCCTCTTCCACGATCCTATACCTTCTCACCTGCGGACTATCTAACTGCGAGAATCCCATTATCTTTTCAATGATAACCGGCTGGCTTTCCACCTTGAACGTGATGGAATTACCAGGGGCAATAGGATATCTCAACGCCTCCTCTTCTGTACCGACAACAACGAAACCTGTCTGCGGCTTCTGCTGGTACATTGGCATCTGGTACATGGGTTGATGCTGAATCATACTTCTCCTTTCTGCCAATAGGCTAAGGGAACCTCAAAACTTGAGTTCCATGTGTCGTATATAACCCCATCCTCCACGGCAACAACGTGTCCGACGCCATCGGAAGAATACGGAATGAACAGAACGTACGTCCCTTTCGGATGATCCTTTGCGAAGTCCCTCACCTGATAGCAATCAGGACAGGTATCCGGTATGATATGTCTCTGGAAACCCTTGTCTTTAAGGTATGCAAACCACGATGCATTCCACGCAGGCATCTCCGCCCGGTCGAAACCTTTCTCGGCAAGCTCCCAGTACGTCTCATCCCATGACTGACCTGTAGCAAAGGCACATGCCCTCACCACGCAGTCCCCTGTACGCTTCTTTAAAGGATTAAGATTAAGATATACCCACATATCGCCCCTCCTTATGGGGATATTGTAGGCATAAAGAAAGCTGCAGACGAGTTCGCCTGCAGCTCATTTTCGGATCACTTTCAGATTTTTGAGAAGATTGTTCGGGATCCTTTGACTATGATCCTCTTTATCTGGGACACCGACATGTCAAACTCTTCCGCCAGAGGCTCGATGCATATCCCATCTATGAGTCGCCTGTGAAGGATCTTCCGGTCACGTTCACTGTGGATCCATTCGGAGATCAGTTCAGCCATGTGACTGTTGGAGATATCCGGATGCTTCACTTTTTCTTCCACGTTCCGTTTGCAAGAACAGGAACCTTCTTCCATGTGGAGCTTCCGTATGCATTCCAGTATCTTTGTCCTTCGCTCTCCGACATGTTATGGCGGTTCAGATAATTTATCAGCTCGTCCTGTGTGATACCTTGATTGCCATTTGAGTCAATCTTCTTATAAGTGTCTACTGCTTCCTTCTGCGTCAGACTAGGAATCACTGTCTGTGCCTTCTCGACAGATGCAATGGCGCCATTTTTTGTGATTCCATAATCCTTGAGTTGCGTTTTTGCCTTTTCTGATGGCGCATCGCTGGCTTCTTTTGCAATCTTCCCGTTCTTATCCTTGTATACCCATTCACCACGAACTTTTGCAAGTGTTCCGCTAGCATTGGAAGGCATCATCATTTCAAGTGTATCCTTGGATACATCTTTATGCGCTTTTGCATAGTCGAGGACACTCTGGACTGTAACATTGCCGCTCTCATTCTTTGCGGCTTCCTTGGCAAGCAGGTATTCAATGACACCCTTCTCCCCATTCTTGTCGTATGCATCGACAAGTTTCTTATAGGTATCGGCAACCGGTTTATCAAACAGATCCCGTTCAGAAATAGCCTTGGATACATCGTACAGTTTTGCCAGCGCTTCAACCTTGCTCTCGTCATCCATAGACTTGTATGCATCCGACTGAATAAAGCTATCGGCAAGTTTGTACGATCTCTCGCCCATATCTTTCTGGAATGCGGAAATCTCACGGTTATTCAGTTTCTTTTCGCCAACCTTATTTGAGGCAACCTGAGGGAACATCTGTACATTATTCCCTTTAAGGGACTCATACAGTCTATTGATTTCCTGATCAATAGGGCTCTCCTTATCGTATGAATAGTCGCCCGGCACAAAAAATCTAGCGGCAAACGCCTCTAAGGGAGACTCACCGGTCTTCATCTCTCTTCCCCATGTGTCATACTTCGCAGGAAGAGTCTTCGACAAGCCGGGGATCTTGGACTTCACCAGATTGATCTGTGTGGCAATCTGATTAGAAGGGTCATAGGTCTGCCTCTGCGTAGGATCCAAAGACTTTGCAGTAGCACCAACCGCCGCAGGGACGAAACTCTGCAGGAAATTGCTTACGCCGACCTTGCCAATGTTCTCTGCAATACCGCCGGTGCTATAGGAGCCTCCACCCATGAGTTCCTGCAGACCCTGAAGAGGAGACTCGTCAAACCACGAATTAACTGCAGCGGACGTGCCTGCCTTCAATCCGCCGATAACCTTGCCTGCCTTTGTACCCTCGTATCCAAGTGCTTTCAAAAGATCACTGTCATAGTCATCCGAAGCTTTAATGGCTTCTCCCAAAAGAGTGCCAACAAGAAGAGGTTCCGCAAAAGGTTGCGCCCAATCATAGGTCAAATACTTATCCCCAACATGAAGGGCAAATGGTCTCTTCCCGGTCTGCTTTTCAAACTGTGCCTTGTCCTTATCATCAGACAGTGCGCCAGTCAAGATGCCTTCTTTATACAATGCCATGCCAAGAAGAAGCATGACGGTTCCAGTTACACCCTTCGATACCTCTTCAATTCCCTTTCTTATCAGCTTCTCATCGGATCCACGCGCGCCCTTGATAATATCCGCGATTCCCTTCGTGCCTCGTACAGGTGAATAGTCCACCATGCGCGCCGCAATATTGCCAGGAGCCTGCAGGAACGGAATTGCCGCCTGTGACAGGGGGCGACCAACAACAGGAATCCTTCCGATACCATCATTCCGAATACCTCTAAGCATCTGAACTGCCCAGCTATTATCCTTATAAGTCGCCTTCATGGCTTCTTCCCATGCAACCTGAATAGCCTCATCCGGAACATCCTCTATGTTCTTGATGCCCTGCGCCTTAATGTAACTACCAAGCCTCTGCACAAAGTTTTCCCGGACAAACGGAGAGTCGCCAAGGTCAAGCATCTTATAAGTTGCATTCCTGATTGTCTCTGCCCCGGATCTTACTCCCTCTTTGCCGAACAGAGTCTTGTTCAGCTTCTGTATCCCGCCATTGGTTATATCATCAATCCAATGAGCAACCGGAGATCCCTTAAACATAGTGGTATTCTTTGTGATTGTACTCTTAAGAGACGGAACCTCATACTTTCCACTCGTCCCGTTCATAAGAGCCTTTACACGGTCGCTATTGAATACCTTCTGTGCGAGCTTACGACCTTCTACCCCGCTTCCAGTCAAGGACTGTGTAACCTTAACATTGGGATTGATCAGATGAGCAATATTCTGCCCGACCGCTTCCACACGATCAGCAGTCCATCTCATGCCCAGCGTAGGCATATTGGCAAGAAGGTTCCGTACATTCGTGCGGACATTGAACAACATGGCAACCTTGCGAGCTTCAAGCAGTTTATCCATCATCGTAGAAGGATATTCAATGCCGATACGCTTTCCGATCTCGTCAAATGCTCTCGCTATTGCTTCGGAATCACCGGGTTCGATCTTGTCGAACATCTCCTTTTCAGCATCAGTCAAAGAGAAGTCCTTCCACTTCTTCCCGAATTTCTCCAGACCTTCGCGGTTCAGAGCATCCATCTGTTTCTGGATGTAGGATAATGCCGTCATCGGATCGTCCTTCATCATCGTGATAGCAGCCGCCTGTGAAAACTGACCTGTCTTTGTCAGTTCCTGCGACATCCTTCTTAGCACTTCAGCTGCCGCATCATGATTGCCCTGCGCTGAGAGTTCCTTCGCAATGCTATGTCCGAGAGGAATCGCCGCGGGGTCGTGTTCTGTGAGCATCTTGTCAAACTGATTACGAGCAGTGTCCATGCCCTGGTCAAATATCTTCTGCGCCTTGTCCTTCGTATCCGCGTTATGAAGGACATTATAGATTTCAGGCTGATCGGAAAACTCTGCCGCTACTTCGTCCGGCACATCCTCTACGCGCTGTGTGCGGACATTTTTAGCATAGCTACGTTCCTTTTGTCCTTCAGGCAATTCGATATCTGCCTCAGGAGCCTTCGGAGCATTGCCGGTTCCTGCGGTTTCAGCTGGTTTGACAACGTCTTCGGGATTTACAGGTGCGGTATCTGCTGAACGGACTGTGCCTTCTCCGATCTCCGGATTCTCGCCAATTCCTCCCGCACTTCCCGCGCGCAGTTCGCTTCCGCTCGGTCGATCATGTCCCCAGTCAAAGGATATATCTTCCGTTCCTGCGAGTTGGACTGGATATTCTCCATGCCTGACATCGTTTGAGACCTTTGTGTACCCATCTATGCCTCCTTCCTTTACCAAACGATCAAACACTTCACTCGGTTTATTCCCGTATTTGAACGACGTTGTTTGAAGATCCAAAAATCTCCCCTTGTCAGCAAGACGCCTCATGTTTCTTCCTGCAGCCTTGTTCGGGTTAAGATCATTAAAATGAACATGAACAGAATAACCCTCTTCTTTCAGCGCATCAACAATATCCTTTATGCTTTCATATTTGCCGCCGACTTTCGGAATGACAACATTTTCTCCGGACGCTATTGCCCTTGCGAGGAGTTTGTTGGTAATCTCGGAGCTTTCTTCATGAACTCGTCCAGCGCCCCATCCGTTGTCATACTCTGGTATAAGTTTCTTTGCCTCATCACTATCTATCAAACGGGACTTGTACTTGTAGGAAATAGGATCAACGATTGCGGAAGATTTACCAGAAGACGGTAATCCAAGAATGATATCTGCTCGTCTATCCTTGTTGACAATTCCATTATATACAACATGCTCCTTCCCGTCAACCCCCACCTGTTTTGTGGCGCTACCGGTTTTGTTGTTGTATAAATCATCTAACCATTCAAGGCGCTTGCGACCGCGCTCTGTCAGATTTCCGGACGCATCGATATTCGGAAGATGCGCCTTATCTGTGGCGTCTCCTGCATTTCCAACCTTCTTCCTGGCTTCGACGATTTCAGGGATTTTTGAGTATTCTTCCGGAGTTATACTATCCCCCGCCTCTAACCTCCTGATCGCAGAAGCAAATTCAGGAGATACCGGTTCACCGGTCAACCTGTAAATAAGTTTTTCCGGTTCGACAAACTTGTCATTATATTCAACATTGACACCTGAATAATTAGGATTATATCCCCCTGCAACCATCGCCCGTGCCGCCGCATCATCTGCGTCCTTCGCAAAATACTGCAGATCCATCTTCAAAAGACGCGCAGCATCGCCGACCGCTTCCTCCGGTAGAGGTTCGGTCAATGCTCCCTCGATTTCCTTGTATGCCTGCTGCAGTGCTTCCTTCGCTTCAGGTGTGTCTTCCACTGCCATGTTGCGGACTGCGCGGACAAACTGCTCGTACTTATCCGCGGCTTCTGGTGTGTTCGGAAGACGCTTTTCGATCTCATCCGTAATGACGCCTGCGGCATCATACCGATCCTGCACTGCCTTGTGTGCCGCCTGGTATTCATCCCATGTCGTGCCCTTCGGATGTGCGAACCTATCTCCCTCGGGAACATCGGGAAGCTCAAAATCGCTCTTATAGCCGACCTTCTTCCGCATCTGGAAAGCAGGCGTGTCAATAGCCGTACCCATAGACGCGGTATTCAGTTCGCCATTGTATCCGTCTAGTCCTTCTACGGCATTGTGGAACCGCCTTCTGGCATTCGTGAGTACCCTTGATGCCTCGTCTGCCGCTTCCACGTCCTTCGCATTGATAGCTTTCTCATAGTCCTGAAGTGCCTGCTCAATAATCCCGGCTTCCTTCTCCGCCTTCGCATTACCGGCATAGTCCAGTCTTCCCATGATCTCACGAATGTTATTTGCCATGATGTCAAAGCGATCAAGGGATTCCGCAATCATGGGATCCGCGCCGATTCTTGCCGTTTGCATGGGGACTTCTTCAGCACCTGCCTTAAGAAGGATCTCGTCTACAGGGACAAGCGCACCCTTGTCCCCAGTCCGTACATACTTGTTCATGGCGCCAAGGATATCTGTCAGTTCGTCTTCGGACAGATCAAGTTTCCCATCCCGGACTTCCTGTTCGATAACGGCAAACATATTACCCATGACACGCGAATCGGTGTCACCGGCTTTCCGACCATTCAGCGCATTGTCAACGATGCGAGCTCTGCCAGATCCGACCTGTTCTGTCACTTCCTTTGCCGCCTCTGCAGGTTTCGCAGGGTTAATATCGGACAGGTCACGGATGAGTCTCTCTACCTCTTCTTTCTGCTCCGGGATTTCAATCTCATCTGCGTATTCCTTAAGGGCATCGATGTACTGTGTGATGTCTTTCCCTTCGTTGATATCATTTGCCATCTGTTCAACATTGGCATCCATTGAATACATTTCATCCATGTATTCGTAAGGATCCACGTCATTGAATGATGCGGCATATCTCTCAGCGAGTTCATGCCCCATGTCCTGAGGCGTCTGCTTCGGGATCTGTTCGGACAGATTTTCGATGGTTTCAGCCGCCTGTTTACTCTGTGCAGCGATATCGTCCACGCCTTCTGCAGCCTGTTTTGCCATTGTCGCAGGGTCAAGAGGGTTCGGGATTTCCCGTGTGACAGGTTTAGCCAGGGAAGCAATGTCCGCATTACGGGCGGCATTGTCCGCGCCCTCTGCAAGAGGGTGTAATACCTCATCACTATACTTCCTCAGACCGGCAAGATACTTCGGATCTGCCTGCAAAAACCTCTCCGCCAGTGCCTTCGCAGCATCAGGAGCGAGATCCGTACCAGCGTTTAACAGTATATTACTGCCAAGGTTCACTCCAGTTGTAAGCGCAAGTTCATTGCCACGCTGTCCCTCATCGTATGCTTCCGCGACCGTAGGAATCGTATCGCCAATGATATCAGGGATAGCATTGATGCCCTGTTTTGCAAGGAAATCAAGAGCCTTATGTAGCTTAGTAAACCCGGTATTTACTGCTATGCCGGCATTATTCAGGAGACCGTTCAACATGATGTTTTCGCCGACCTGTGCCGCCATCTTGCCTGCGCCATATGATAAGCTGTTATCTCTTGCTGCAGCCGCATCCATCTTGCCGATATCGTTCTGATCTACCAGTCCCTGCATAGCCTGCATGTATGCTTCTGCAAGTGCCTGATCCCCGTTATTCTCAGCATTTGCAGCCGCAATCTTATTCTGCCTATATACAGGGTTTGCCTCAGCTTCGCGCTCTGCTAACGTCTTACCGCCGGTCGCCTTCGCCGCTAATTTGTCGCCAACGTAATATCTCTTCCCAAGCTGGGATACGGCGCCAGCGGTCGCGCCAAGTGCGGCATTATCACTGAGCATGCGCTCTCTTAACGCGGACAGTGAAGGATCCTTTCTGACTGTCTCTGTGTCATACTTCTTTAGGATCTCCTCTGCACGCTTCTTGTCATCCTTCGTGAAGTTCTCTTTGTCAACGAGTGCCTGTGCCTCATCGACTTCGGGTGTCCTTGCCTGCCGCAGGTCAGATGCAAGCTGCGAAACCGCCTGTCTCTTGTCAACAGCAGACATATCTGTGGCATACTTCCTCTTCGCATTTTTGAAGTCCGCCTCTTTGACTGCCGCTTCCTGCTCTGCCTGTCTCTTCTTCGCGCTCTCCTCATCGAATACGCGATTATTCATGACCTGCTCGGTCTGTCTCTTCCTCGCATCCTGTTCATTAAAGACGCGGTTATCCTGCAGGACAGGGATCTGCTCCTGTCTCTCTGCCTTCTGAACAGCCTTCTGCACGGGGGCATCCTGTGTCTTCTGAACAGGTGCCGCCTGTGCTTCCTGTGCTTTCAGCCAGTTATCATAGTCCGCCATGATGGACTCGGCGCTATTCTCTGTAGGCGTACGACTATCTATGTAGCTCTGTGCTTCCTGCACCTTAAGCCACCTGTCATAGTCAGCCATAATGGCATCAGCGGTCTGCGCCTGTCTTGTAGTACGCTGTGACCGCTGTGTCTTTGCCTGAATTTTATATGCCTGTTTCTGTGCCTTCTCCCGTTCCTTCAGGAGTGCGGATACTCTCTGCCAGTCATAGTTGCCTTCTTTACGCGCCGAATAGTTCATCATCGTACCTCATGGGCGAGCCATACGACCCGCCCGGAAAAAGTTACGTTTACAGACCCAGACGATTGATCAGTGCTATCAGATCCTCTCTGGCAAGCTGTCCCTTTGCATACTGGTTATACAGAGCATCACGGGTCACATTTCCGCCGCTAAGTCCCTGTGCAGCAAGGTATTCAGCAAAATTAGAATTATTCACCGTGTTCGCCTGCTGTGCGTTCGCTCCGTAATAAGGGTTGTTCGCCTCGGTTCCGGTGAAGGAGAAACCGGACTGATTGTTCGCCAGAGCCGAAAGTGCCGCAAGGTATGCGTCATTGCTCGGTGCAAGCGAAGAGAAGTTCTGAGCATAACCCTGCATGAAGTTTGTCAGGGCATACTCAGCATTGATCTCCTGCTGTGCTCTCCACTGATTCAGAGCGGACATCTGAGAGTTGTACTGCTGAAGAGCCTGCGCAAGGTTATTGCTGAAGGTCTGCTCAAGATCCTTCAGGGACTTATTCCTCTGGGTGTCGATCTGGTTACGGGCATTGCCGTAGTTATTCTCCAGACTTGCCATCGTGGACTCGGATGCTCCGCCGCTCATGCCCTGTGCGGTCATGTTCTGCTGTAGGTCTCTACGGGAAAGCATGTTATTGATGTATGCCTGTCTCATAGACTGCTCAGAGTCGTCATTGATCTCGCCACGGGACTTGTCCGCAGAGCTCTCAAGCTGCCCTCTTGTGGAGTTATAGTTTGAGTTCAGCGAGTCCCTGGAGCTCGCAAATGCTTCAGAGATCCTCTCCATGTTCCGATCATAGGCTTCCTGAGCCTGTGCGCGCAGACTGTCAAGATATGCCTGCCATACCGCGGTCGCATCATAGTAGCTTCCGCCACCGCCGCCACCGAAATTGCCGCCACCGGAGCCTCCGCTGCCACCGGAGCCGCTACCACCGCCACTTCCCTTGGAACCACTGCCAGATGATGTTGACACATAGCTGCCCGGGTTGCTTGCCTTCGTGTTAGCAGATCCGCCCATAGATCCACCATGCGTTGCATAGTAGATAGCATTCGCGTCTGTGCCAGACATATTGTTGTTGAGCCTGTCCTGATCCCATGATTTGTTTCCAACATGATAAGTTGTTGCCATCTTCGTCCTCCTTTATTTGCCCCGCAACATGCGGTTCACTTCCTTCTGCACTGTGGCATAGTCATAGCCTGCCGCATGCAGTCTGTTCTTTCTGTCAATGCCATTCCCCCACTTGCCATCGATTACTTCCTGTGCCACTGTGGGGATGGACTTTAACTGCGGTCTATCGGACAGGAACAGTGCCTTTTCCCACTGCCTTCTCCTTGTCAGTCCCGGAAGCACCCTGCCTTTTGCCTTGTCATACAGGAGCATCGCATTCCCAATCTGCTGATAGTTCCTGCCTTTGACAAGCTTCTGTAAGTTACCGGCTCCGCAGTTATACGCAAAGCTCACAAGGGCATCAAACTGATTCTGTGTCAGTTCAAGCCCTGTGGCGGTTACATACTTCTCAAACTTGGCGATGTCCTGTCTGAAGAGCTCCATCGCCTGTTCTCTGGTGATTTCCATGCCTTCCTTGACGTCTGCCCCGGTATGCCCCACGCCAATGGTCAGCACACCTGCAGGACACCTGTAGGCTTTTAATCGGATCCCTTCAAATTCTGCTATCTTATTCAGAGTCGCCGCTGATGTTTTCATTTGCTCTCCTTCTTCATCTGATAGACACATGCTTCGATCAGAGATGAAAGCTGGTCATAAGACATGTCATATCCCTGCTCTCGCATCCAGTCCTGAACCAGGGCGATGACCTGCTCCTTTTTCACTGCTCCCATACCGCTCTCCCGGATGGTCTGTTCTGCCGCTCTCACCGCAAGCGCAACCATGTCAATCACAGCCGCATACCTCCGATCATTCTTCAGTGTCCGCAGGTAAGGGATCACATATGCCGTGATCAGTGCTGCGCATACAGATATGACAATCTTCAGGATCATAAATGTGATGTCGTTCATTTCCACCTCCAGATGAAAAGCAGGTATACAACAGCCGCGATTATGTAAACTAACCCACAGAATGCAATAACCTTAACTAAAGTCATCTTTCTGCACCTTCAGCTTCATGCGCTTAACCATGCAAGCACAGAACACTTCTCCCCCATGAAAAGCGTACCATGCGACAGTCAGAGCATCGTGCGTGATACCTGTGATAGAGGAAACCACCATCTCCGCAATGGCATATACGACACATGCCACAATGCAGTAAATGATGTAATAATCCAGACCGTTTAGCTTCTTCATGATTTGTACGCCTTTTCAACGATGTGCCCGTCAAGCAGGTTGATAGCTTCGCTTACCTTACCATTGCATCCCTGTTGATGCAGACCATCCAGAACCGCCCGGAGGCATTCAACGATGATTAACTGCTCCGATTTGATCTCCTGCACCTTTGCGTCAAACTCTGTGCGGATGTCTTCCTGGCTCCTTCGGATGTCGGCAAGCTGGGCATCATACCGGCACACATCCGCATTTCGTTCCTTGCGGAGTGTGTCGGCGGTATCATCCCATTTCTGTTCGCGATCGTGCCGATCGTTGGCAGCCTTCACTATTTCATTGACCACTTTGAAAAACCCCCATAGACCGGCGATAATGACCGCAAGCCGTACCAAGTCGTTGACAGTTATTGTTTCCATGATGCTCCCCCTCGTGGTTCGGTATCGCGCTATTTACTTAACATACCTCTCTGCGCTATTTACTTGTGATTTTTTCACATATCGCGCCGTATGCTCCTTACTCTGCCGCTTCGGTCTGCGGATGTGAGATATATTCCTTGTAGCCGCCGACCACGTTGAGGTCTGCGGAGTAAACAATCTCGGCATACCCCTCGATAACGTCCTGCGCGTTCCAAAGTGTTGCACATAACTGATGGTACGCCACGATCGCTTTGTTAAGATCGTCCCACTCTGACTTGATACTCACGTTGCCGTTGCTACTCTGGATGATGTAATACTTGTAATTCATTTTGTTCCTCCTTTTATAATAAGTCCTCTGTAAAATATGTGAAATTCAGAAACACAGAATTTCCGTTTACTTGTTGCACAGGCAAACGTAGACGCATTGTTTTATCAGTTGATAGGTTCGCACCAAACACACTTGTCCCGCTAAAGGTCGCGGATGTGCAGGGAAATAATGGTTGCGGAATATTTGAAAACGATCCGTCTATATTTGAACCCGCGTTGAATGTTGCAGTAAACTTAATATAACCTTGCAGATTGACAATATAACCTTTTCTGATTGCCTTGAACTGAACAAATGTTTGAACATTCGCTTCGCTTGTAGTAAATGTAGCATTGTATTCTTTCTTCTCCGTTAATTCCCTATTAGTCATGGCATAGGGGACATTCGGCATATTTGCATTAAGTGCAAGCATCGGCATAAATACAAGATTGTTTGCCGTATAACCATTGAAAATATAAATAACCGATTGTAGTACGTCACCATCTTGTACGTCTACCCATACTCCATTCCCTGTATCAGTTCCTAAAGATACAATAGCATTATTGCGTGTGCATTCCAGTGCCAGTTTATACTTTGCATTATCCGCGCCACCACTAGGACAGCCAGAAAAGAAATATCTACCTGCCTTGACTTTCCACCCATCGCTAAATCTGTCTATTGTCTTAAATAACGAATAATTCTGTCCTGCGGGTAATCCGCTAGGCGTACCGTTTACAGTAACCGTATTTGCATTTCTATTTACTGTATAAGTAACGGAGTAACTTGTTGTCGTATCGTGTAAGATAGCCAGAAAGTTTATCGCACCCGTCACGGCATAGTCCGCGATATCAAGTTTGTCAGATAAATCTGTCTCTATCTGACCAACCTCGGTGTTCAGGTTGCCTAAATCGGTATTCACCTCATCGATAGCAGCCTGTGCATCGGTAGCAGTCAGACCGCTATCCGTGTTGTCATAAGAGATCATCCCTGCGCTATAGTCGCCTGCCTCAGGAACGACAACACCGCCTCTGCCGTTGAAGGATGTCACGCCGCCGCCGGCAATAGCCTGAGCGACATCTGCCCAGTAATGCGCGTTATGTGTCGCATCACCGGAGGATCCTGTCGCATTCGGATAGTCCGCCCAGGACTTCGCCCTATTCGCTTCTGCCTGCGCATTGGTTACATAGTTCGATGCAGTCGTTGCAGATGCAGCCGCCTCGCCTGCGGATCCTGCAGCCGCATTAGCAGAGTTGGATGCTTCGTTTGCTTTCGTGGTCGCCGCCCCGGATGCCGCCTGTGCCGCGGTCACAGAGTCCGCCGCAGAGCTCGCATAACCTCTTGCATCGTTCACAAGCCTGGTCGCAGTGGTGATATCAGTCTCGATCGTTGTCGCCGTGGTTGCCGCTTCTCCTGCAGACCCAGCCGCCGCTTCCGCACTCGCCGCAGCCGCCGCCGCATACTGACTCGCCGTACCTGCCGCCGCTTCCTCAAAGTGAGCAACGCTTACCTTATAGGTCGTGCTTCCGTCATCGATTGGGATATTATAGCTATCCGCGACGGTTCCGGTTAAAGCAGGAAGTTCACTTATCTTAATCTTAGAAGCCATAATCCCTCCTTATGCTGTACGCTTCCACGCCGCCAGACCTTCCAGGTCGGTCTCGATCTGCGCCCATGTGCCAAACCCATACACAGTTGCCGGTGCCGTTCCATCTGTCCAGACCACTGCGCCAACCGGATATACTTCACCCTTAATCGTGCTTATCTGTGATGTAAGGTATGCCGCAACCGCCTTAGAAGACGGAAGCTCTGTGGTGGATGTGGGCGTCATGGAATTCGCGCCAATGCTCTGTACTGCGGACATCAAAGTCAACAGATTCCCTACCTGCCCCCACGTCTCAGATGTGATCGTATCAAGCGTGGTCTTATTCAGATGACTGTGTCTCTCATCGTCACAGGCTACTGCTATGGCGCCAAGAGCAGTCAAGATTGCCTGAGTGTTGTTGCTTGCAGAAATTCCTGTAGGTGCAACCGCCGCGACATTCAGAGCACCTGTCTGAGCAGATGAGATCTGATCAACAAAATGATTGAATGCCTCGCATGCGGTCTTCCCAAGCTCATCGAACTTCGCCTTTAACGCTGCAGGCTGTAACTGCGGAGAGTCCGGTAAAGGAAACACACCGCCAGTCTCTATAGTGGTTTCGCTGATCTTATCAAACATATGTCACCCCTTATGGTTGCCGTTCTGTGTGTATTCCACGGCAAAGTCGTTGATAGAAAACGGTTGCTCTAACTTCTCATTGATAAACCTAAACCGCACATGATCTAACTTCCTCAGTCTTGCCTTCGTGGAAATAACCTTTGCGGTCTGGTCAACATTGAACGAAAAACGCGTGAAGTCAATCAGCCTGAAGTCGAAGTATCGCAGAGTCCCTTCGTCCTCTTTGAGCATCTCCCAGATACCATGCCTCTGCGCCCAAATCTGAACTGAAGAGGAAAGCTCAGGCATGCTCTTGATGGCGATATATCTGTACTTCTTGTTCTTATAAAACAGGCTCTCACAGATGTCCGCAGTCTCCCACACACACGGGATCTCTTTTTTGGACTCTTCTCCATCCACGATGCAGAAGTCGCTGTAAGACTCAAGCTCTTTCCTGTTCGTATAGAACTTACAGATATATCCATCCGTGGTTCCAAAACAGAGGTTCCCGTTCATCTCAAAGAAGCATGCCGCGGGGATGTCGTCCCAGTAAAAGCCAACGTACTGTCTCGTGGCATACGGCTTACTCTTATCCGTCCGAATAGGCTGAAGACCATCCAGAACGTACACATGATTATTAAGAGACAGGAGGTAATAGTCTCTATATGTGTATGCGAAAGCGTTCTCAAGGTTCTCCTCTTCCAGAAGTTTCCCATCCAGGTAATAGCTTCTGTTCTGTGCATACTTCTCACCGGTGATATCCTGTGCAGTGATCGCATACACCCCTAACTTCGTAAGGAACAGAGGCTCCTCTTCCAGATATGCGAAGCAGTATTTGGAATATGCCCCAGCGCCCTGCAGAGCATTGATCAGCTTGAAGGAAGGTTTCCCATCAACCAGATCGCCTTCTCTTATAAGAACGGACTGCGAAAGCTCGTTATAGTCTTTGTGGGTCGCCAGATAGTTGTTAATAATCGAATATCCCATGATTGCGGATGCGTCCGACCCCAACTGTGAATAGCTCGTATCGGCGTAATATGTCGGGTCATACTGTCCGGAATACCAGTCTCTATTGATATTCGTGTACAGGTTCCCATCATCGTCATAACCCTTGTCGGGGTTCCCCGATACGAACAGTCTGTCCGATGCACCATTGACTCCGAACAGTGCTCCTATAGTGCAGTGATTGATTCTATCCGCATAACCGGGTACAGTCTTATATGCCTGTATAATTACATTGTCAGCACCGGATATAGGAGACGCACCAGGCGCAGTCACGAACGTAACCTTGCCGGTCTCTCTATTAACAGTGAAATGCGTACCCTCTGTTTTAGGCTGCATCTCACCGTTCCCATCCATGACCCACGCCTTAACAGCCGTAGCATCCAGACCGCCAAAGGATAACTGAAAATCCTTCGTGCTTGCCTGAGCGGCGCTCACATAGTAAGACTCTTTCCATGCAGGCTGGATGAGGTTTCTCGCTTCAAAGATATCCTCTGTACTTCCTCCCTGAGGCTCCTCGGAAATGAACAATGTGGGGATATATGCATTAGCGCTCGCCTTTGCAAACGTGCTTCCGTCATAGATATGCATGTATGTACCGTCAAGGATGACCAGCTTTAAGCCAATCTCAAAGGAAATGCTCCTATGCTCTGCCATCCCCGTGTACAGAAGAGTATTCTCGGGATCCCCATCAAGGAAAACAATGTTATTCGTGTCATAGTCCACGATTTCATTGTTGCTATGCTCTACCCAGTCTCCGCCCATCGGAGCAGAGAGGTTATAGATCTTTGTGCCGGCATGCACCAACCAGATATCAGTCGTAGACAGATGATGCACACCATAGATGCACTGCCCGTTATAGGCAGCGACCTTCCTATAACCCATCCTCTTGCGTACCTTGCCCGGCACTGATCGGATCATGTTTACGCAGTTAGGGCTTTTCGTATCGTCAACCGTGGATGCGTCTGAGGTAAAGTCGCACCCAAGGAAACTCTCATTTTTATATATGCTTATTCTCGGACTAGCAGGAACCTTAAAGGATGTTGCCGCCATTAACACCACCCACTCTCAGAGGTAAACTCTTCTTTCCTCTGGATCTTCGCCTTCTGTGAAAGCCTGTCAAACGCAACCTCAAACTCATTTCTATAGACAGTCGCAATAGCATTGTCATCATCCTTGTATAACTGAGATGCCATGTACAGAGGAAGGATCGCCGCCACTTCCGGATCCAGTTCTAAGACATAGTCATCGGCGGTCTGCTGAGTGATCTGCTCAGGATATGCCTTGTAATAGACTGTATAGATCCCTGTCTCAGACCTCGGAATCACAAGCGTCTTATCGGCTTCCTGATAGTAGTCATCCGCAGCGATATAGCTTCCCTTCCCTGTGTCGGACTCAAAGTAAATATCATTCTCGGAAAGCTGATAGAAGCTCTCCATAACATCGGGAAGGTAAAACCTCAGATATTCTTCATAGGCAGGAACATCATTATCCTCCGGATAATTGTGCTCATACATGGCAACATTCCTGACCTCAAAGGGATAATCGCTTGAGAAGGACAGAGTCACCATCTCTTTATCCGGGTTCGTAATGTTACCCTTGAATACTGCGAAACCGGTATTTGATTCAATGGTGTGAGGATCCTCCTCGCCCTCAGGGACAGGCGTCTCAATGACAATGGGATCACTATCTCCCACTGTCACCGTACAATGGATCCCTGCCCCCATGACTGTGAAGTAGTATGATTTCGCGCCCTGGACATTGAACACCTTCGGTTCATCTGTCACATAGTATTTCTCAAACGCGCCTGTAAGAAGGTTCTTCGTGTTGCGAACAACGATCTGCTGACTCTTTAGGATAAACTTCCCTGCAGTCGCAAGAAGCTGCAGTCCTTCGTTCGCAGCCTGCGGCATGGATTCGATATATTCTTTAGTGCTGGAGTCAACCTGGATAGTCGTCCCGTTGGACGAAAACATCTTCTGAAGTGTTGCCAGCTTGATATCGTTCCATGTATATGCCATTACTTTTTCCTCGTTCTTCTCTTGGGTGCAGGCTCTTCAACCGGCTCGTCTACAAGAACGCTCTTCTTGTCCTCAACAAGCACATCCTTGACAGGCTCACTCTGGTATGCAAGACCACCGCACAGCCAGAATACCTTCGTCACTCTCTTGCCATCGATGATGTCACCTATCTTTACCATGATTACCTCCGAATATGGCGGAGGGAGGGATTGTCCTCCCCCCGCCGCGAGAATGTCAGCTAAGCGTGGTTGCGCTTGCGTTGGTGGAGCCGCCCATGATGACGTGCCGCCAGTTCGTGAAGCCGGCGCTGAAACGAGCGAATCCGTTGTAGATCAGGTTACGGGACTCAGGCTTGACCTGGTTCACGACATCCAGACCCTTTCTGTCATAGAAGCGAGTCGCAAGGAGTTCCTTGTTCGCCTCGGAAGACATAAGGATGTACGGAGCAGGATCCGTGCCAGAAACCGTAGGAGTCCACAGATAGTCAACGATGAGCTTCCACTGACCCCTCTGGGTGTTGATGTCGTTGTAGTTCGTGCCGACCTCACCGTCAGATCCGATGATCTTCTTCACGGTATCCTCAAGTGCAGGCTGGTTGCCCGGGATGATGATCGTGTCAGCCGTGAAGCCAAGAACCTCACCGCGATCGTCCTTGAAGTTACGCATGATGTTCGCCAGTCTGTTCAGCATCGTGGTGTTCGTGCCCAGAGCATTGGAGAACAGGTTGGACTGCGTGTTGTGGGTCGTGCCCGAAGAATAGCTGTTTGCCAGCGGATGCTGAGAGGAGAACAGAGCCAGCTCGTCCGCACCGGAGATGTCGATGCCGCTCTTGCCGCCGAACGTCATGGTCGTGGTGGATCCCACCGAAGTCGTGAGCATCTGAGACAGGAACTTCGCACGAGTCCTCTTATAGGACTGGACAAGGTTGATCGCCTTGCTCTTTGCCTCTTCAAGCTGATTGTCGTCTCTCATTTCCTCGGAGATGAGGAAGGACTTTGCGAAGGACAGGTGCTGGATGAACTTCGCATAACCTTCTACGAAGGTGTCCTCGGAAGCGTCCGAACCCTCGTCCTTGACATCATAGTCACCCAGACCGCCGATGGTCGTAGACTTCTCGCCCCAACGGTCAGACTTGCTGACGTTGGCAAGGCTCTTCACGAGATCGTCATACTTGTTCTGCTGGGCATCGGAGTCATAGATCACACCGTCAAGCAGGGTCGCCCACTCATTCCACATATCTCCATTCTTAGTATTGTCTCTTACTGTTACTGCCATAATTAGCCTCCTTTAATAGCTTTGTTGTAGAGAGCTCTGCGCTCCTTCGGGGTCTTGTCGGGGAACCACTGTTCCCACTTAGCGACCTGATCCGCAGGAATGTCTTCGCTCTTATCGCTGTCACTTGTTACGGTCGTTGTCTGCAGGTGGGACTTGCCCTTTGCCTGATTGATCGCCGCCTGTTTCCCTGCCTGTAATCTCGCCTCTGAGATCCGATCGAAGTTGACCAGCTTATAGGCATCAGAGAGCCTCGTGCCCGGGTGCTGCTGGCAATACATCACGACATCTTGGAAGTTTTCCTGTGCCATGACATCCTGCGCACTCCCGATCGTAGGGTCGAAATCAATGATCGCTCGCATGTCCTCATCGATCATGCTCTGTGCCTGGAACCGCTGATTCTGTCTTTCAATCTCCTCAGCACGTCTTACGGCAGGTGAATTGGCGATTGCCCTGTCAAGCATCTCCGGATCAATACCGGCTTCCTGCATCTGGCTTCTCGCCTGTGCCCTCTCCTGTGCCGCCATAGCTTCCACATAGTCAGCCGCGGACTGGATCGGTGCTCCCGTCTCAGGGTTCGTATAACCCTTGAAACGCTGTGCATACTCTCGGTCGATTGCGGCTAACCTCGCCTCATACTTCTTCTGAGCGTCAGCCTCCGCTCTTCTCCTGATTTCTGCAAAAACATGGTTCTGCTCGGCAGTCTGCGGGGCGGGTGCAGATTCTTCTTCGCCTGTGGAAACCTCTTCGGTTCCTTCTGCTTCGCTGGTTTCCGGTGCAGCGGCTTCCGGTGTTACGCTGCCTTCTTCTGCAAAAAACTGTAGATCCATTTCTAACATGTGTTCCTCCTCGGATTTTTGCGCTATTCCTGCGATTTATATTGAAACCCCACTATGGGGATTCTTCCTCCTCGTCATCCACGACATCAAGAGGGATGTACTCGGTCTTTACGACCTTCATATAGTTCTCACAAGTAGGAGTGATGCAGGACAGTCTCAGCCTATTTGCATAGGTGCCATCCTTCCTTCTAACTGTCTTATTGCTTGTGATCCTCATATCCACGTTACATACCGGGCAAAGCATTAGGCATTCCTCCTACTGGGATCTCCATTCCCTGATCCTGTTGTTCCATCATGGCTTTCTGTTGCTTCTGCTCTTCAATACGACTCTCAACCAGGCTCAAAATCACAGACGCATTCGGGTATCCGTTAGCTCTTTGTAGCATCCAATACGTCCTTGCAGTCTCCAGATCACCAAGATTACCGAAAGCACCGGACTGCAGTTTCATATCTGCCTGATTCCATAAGAGCTCTCTGTTCTGCATCATCGTTGAGGTAGGATCTGTGGTGAAAATGAACTCATCGTCCCAGTAAAACTCTCCACTGGCATCCATTCTTAGGAACTCTTTCCTATTCATGGAGTCGTACTGGGTCTCGCCGGCGGAGTCTACGGAAGTGATCTCAGTGTCCTGATCAGCGTATGCAAGCCAGAACTTGAACATCAATTCATATAACTGCGCCCATGCGTCATTCTTAAGAGTCCTCTTAGACTCCAGACGCCCTGCAGCCTGATTGATGGAATACTGTTTCGCGGTACCGGAGGTCGCGGATGCGTCATATTTACCCTGGAAGGAGTCCGTGATACCCGATGTAGACTTTGCCCAGTTATAGTTCTGCTCCAGATAAGTGAGGTCATTCTGGACATTCGGCTGGACGTTTATCACGTTCACAAGCTGAGACTCTGCAGCGTTCGCCACACGGATGATCTTTAATTCCTTATCATTCGTCTCAACCTTCTTGCCCTCGGGAAGGGTCACATAGGAACCACCTTTAAGCAGTTTCTCGTTGATCTTATCCCCCAGCTTCTTGATGGTATCCTGCTGATCTATCAGAACCTCGGTATCGGATCCGCCTAAAAGCTCATCCGTCTTAGAGATGTTTCTTCTTAAAACAATGGGATATTTATTCGGTTTATAGTAAGGGATCTTCTTCTGAACCTTCTTTATCTTAGGCTGCATCATGCCATGAGAGTCTAAGATAGGATTCCCGGCTTCGTCCATCAGAGGAACAGGGTTTCCATCCTCGTCTCTCTCAACCTCGGTCTCATAGGGGTCGATTCTTCTCTTACCGCCAAGATCAAAGTCAACCTCGATGCCCTCTACCAGTTCTTCATAGTCTTCCGGAAGTTTCTTTGACTTCTTACCTCCGCAGACCGGGCACACGCCATTCTGCATGACAGAACCGTCTTTTACGCACCTATCTAACTGCCTTGCCTGATAGTCCTCGATATCCAGAAGTTCAAAGGTATCGCACCAGATATAGCACCCAACACCGCCATTTTCGTTTCTATAAATAGCAGTATTCACTGTTACGATGTCTTTGTTGTTATTTGCACCATCAATCCCGTTATAAATCTCCGGTTGATCGTTCTCAGCATCGGTTACATCCACGTCATACGCTCTCTTAACTGCGTTTTTGGTCATGGATTCCTGAATGAAGAAGTAATCCATGTCTCCGATCTCGGTTACGCCCGGCTGAGGGACTAATTTCCTAGGATGTACCTCCGAAATCTTCAAATCACCGATCTCGCTATGTAAACCTGCGTTTTTATCCCACTGAACGTAGAAATAATCCCCACCCTGGATGGTCGTTACCCTCTCCATGAGGTCATTTAACCTCACAAGACCCAAGGATCTGACCTTGTTTTCAAGCATGTGCTCGATTTTCTTCGCCAGTTCGGCGTCCTGAGAGTGAATCGCTTGTACTTTAGGCATGGGGATAGACGTATCGATCTGGGATTCGATCAATTCATAGATGATATTTCGTACATTTGCGGACGATTTCGTGACAGGCTGACGTGAATTAGGGTTAGGACGCACAGAACGGTCACCATTATAGTACCCTTCGTACTCTTTCATGCGATTTCGATCAGAGGCATACCGGTTCTTCGCTTCTTCTAACCTCGCCTGCCACTTCTTTAATGTCTTATTCTCGCTCGCTTTATTCATCGCCCTTTTTATTCTCCGAAAGATGCCCAATTCGGTTTACCCCACATGCTGATAAGGATCTGCTTGTCCTCTTCAGAAGCATTCTCGTAGTCTTCAAACATGTCTTCTCGCCACACAATATGCTTCTCGTTCTTATGGTTCTCCGCTCCCAGCGTCCAGAAGATACAAAAGTACCTTAAGGCGTCTACTGAATGGGTTAATTCGTGCGGTTGCTTGGCATATATGTTCGGTTTTCTCTCATCGTGCTGGATTTTCTTCAAGCACCTTAGAAGATTCGGCGCAACCGGTCTTCCGTTTATCGTCCGTATGGTCAATTTAGACTGTCCGCCAGTGGTATGAGCTAAATATTCTTTGGTTGCCAGACACCCTGCGGCGATATCGTTATTGACCTTGGTTAAATTCACTCCGTATTCGTTGAACAAAAGCGCTATGCTCTTGCCCGTCTGAGGACTTCTATTCCACAAGTCCGGAGGAGCCAAATACTGCACACATTTATAGTCCTGAGCCAGGTCTTTAATCAGTTGTGCGGCTTCCCCGACCGTTAAATTGCTCTCATAGATCTCTCTATCGATCTGGGCATTGCCAAATGCGTCTCTCTTCACAAAATACCCGGCTAACATGTCCAGTCCATAGTCCATAACGAAGTAGTCAACCGTGTTCTGCTTCAGCGGGTATTCGTTCAAAATCGAGTCATCAGTCACCTCGGGGAAGAATGCTCCGCCAGGGACTGTTAAAGCCTCCTCAATGCTCGCAGGATATTCCGCCTGCATGAGGTCACCCATCTCTTTCTTGGTCTCTGAATACCACTTCTCGTCTCTGGAAGGGTCTGCACTCCACGGGATGAAGATCTTGTAGAAGTTATTCTCCGTGGTAAACAGTTCCTCAAACAGAGATCCCCTCTTGATAGTTGATACCCCGATTACCTGTCCACTGTTCGCTCGGTTAATGACCGGATACGCTGCCTGCCATATTGATCTGTCAAACTGCTGGAATGCCCACTCGTCAAATATCAGTAAATCGGCTGTAAAGGATCTCGCCGCGTTCTCACTTGATGCAAAACACTGGAATGTGCTCTCCGGTGCCCCCGGATGATGAACCTTTAATATCAGAGCTGTGTTCTCAAACCATGCGCCCTGCCATCCTTCTGGGATGTTACCCTTCTCGGCAATCAGTTCGGGCATATTCCTCAAGATCACCGCAGTCCTTCGGATGAGCTCCATAGCCTCGGTCTCGCTCTTACTGAGTCCGATTATGAGTCTCCCCTGCATGGTCACCAACATATGCACCGCATAATGTAAGACCAACCACGATATCCCCAGCTGTCTAGCCTTTAAGATGATCGTCCTCTTATGGTCTCTGATGTCCTCTAAGGCGTCTCTCTGCTCTTTCCAAAGTGCAAACGGCTGGATGATCTCTGCCTTGTTTCTATCTTCGATATGCCCGTAATTCTCTACGAAGTACACCAGGTGCTCTCTGCAGTATGCGATCTCTTTCTCTCGTAGCTCTTGGACGGACATGTGACCTCGGGTTTTGAAAATTAAAAAAATTTTGTGGGGCGGATCTGTAGTACCTTCTGCGGGTTCCCATCCGCGCGCCGGGTGGTGGGGGTGGGGTGGGTGTGGGGTGCGTCTCCTCTGCAGGTGTGCGCGTGGGATCCGGTGGAAAAATCCGCGGCATTGTGTGCGGTGTCTCTGTATATGTGTGCGCCCCTCTGCAGGTGATCCGGTTCCCGTTGATGCTCTTCCTATTCCCTGCAGATTGTCCGGTTTCCTGCTTCCTTTTCTGTAATTGCGTGAAACATGACATTTACGCAGTTTTATATTTCTTTGTCAAATTACCCTCTAACCCTTGATATATCTAGCTTTGCCGGTATTTTAACCCCTATTTCTTATCGGTATTTCGTGTATAAACCCCGTGTTTTTCGATACCATGTTATCGATATTTCGTTTATTTACTTTCTTTCGTTCATCTTTCCGGCTAGTTTTTCAATCAATGCCCTGTCCGCATCTGTCATTACATCCGCCTTGATTTCCTGCTTCGATACCGGCATTTCTCCGATTGTATCGCGGACAAACTGTGCTGCCTTTGTATCTCCTGCTGCTGCTTTCTGCATCATGCTAACGGTGATCGCTTCTAAGTATGTAAGCCCTGATTCCGTTTTCTTGCGTAATCCTATGTCTAGCATTTCAGAAAAGCTCTTGCGCTGTGCCTGCGCTGCGTTGCTTGCGTCTGCTCCTGCTCTATGTATAAGCTTATCTGCTTCCGGATCTCCTCCGAATATGTTTAGCTTTCCGCCGTTCTGCACTCTTGCCGTGCCGCTTTCGTTCCTGGTTCCGTTCGGAAGGTTTCTATAGTTCTCATCCATAAAAGCATCTGGTACGATTGCATGCCCTTTTTCATCATGCGGATATGAAGAAACGTCAAGGAGTACCCTCGGCGCCTTCTGCTTTCTGCTCTTCTGTTTTCCGGTCTGCTTTTCGCTCATCTCTTCCAATATATGGGAAAAATTACTTGCTTCTTCCTGATCTCGTCTTCGCCTGGTTCTTCTGGTTCTTTGCGGCTCTCAAGTCGCTTTTCATCTTTGCGTTGCTATCATAAGTGGTAGCATAACCGGCGCGCGCTCTCGCCGCGTTGTTCTTTATCATCTGCATGTCGCGCCTGATCCCCATACCGCCGGCGGCTCCGTCCTCTGCATTCGTTGATTTGCTTCCAAGGTCGGCGCGTCTTTCGGTCGCTTTGCTCATCAAAACGCCGCTATCTTTTTGCAGTGGCACTGCAGGGGCGAGACTTTTTTCTCTATTCCTTGCGGCGCTTCTGTGATAATTGCTCATTGTTCCCCCCTCCTGCTTTCCGCGTCCCTTTTCTGCAGGGATGTCCCACGAACGGCAATTTGTCGCCCGTGGGACGCGTGAAAAGAGAGTCAAAGCGCGGATTTTCTAATGATCCAACGATATTATCTAACAATTTGCGCGGCACTAAGTCGTCACTTTTTGCGCGTGAAACACTTGTCCTGCGCGGCTTTAGCGCATGAACCGCGCGCCCCTGGTTTTTTTGTGCGAGTCGCGGAGAAGCGCGCAACCATGCGGTTTTGACGCGTGTCGCGCGTGTCTTTTTCGCCCTGGGCGATACCGCGTGAAGCCTTGATTTTACTGGCTTTAGCGCGCAGCGAGTCGCGGCGAGTCGCCTGTTTTCCGCGCTTCCCGGCTTTTTCAAGTCCTCGTCAATAACTTTTTGAAAAAAATTTTTTGTGCCCGTCAAGCCGCGCCACTACTGCATTTTGCGCGTGTCGTTGCGCACTGATTCATTTTTGCCCGCTTGACAGTGCGCACTGATTGCGATAACATGCAAATTGTCAGGGCGCACTGAAGCGCACACAAACAACCGGCTCCGGTTCCCCCGAAAAGGGAACGAAAACTTGAAAACCATATACCTGTGAGCGAATAGCAGCGAGAGCGACGGCAATAGTCAGGAAGATGAGTCAAGCGGAGCCACTGGACAAAAGGAGCGAGACACAATGAAAAAGACAGCGAACGAAAACAAGGTATCAATCAGCACCGGCAACCAGAAAATGGGCGCGATTCCGTCCGTATCTCTTCCGCCGATCGTAACCTGCAAGCACTGCGAGACCTGCGCGCACAAGTGCTACGCCGCGAAACTTTGCCGGCTCCGCCCTTCTGTAAAGGCAGCCTATGACCGCAACCTCGCTATCCTTAAGAGCGACCGCGACAGCTACTTCCTGCAGGTCAAGGCGGCGGCAATGGTAACAAGGTTCTTCCGGTTCCACGTTTCCGGCGACATTGTGGACGCGGACTACCTGGACAGGATGGTCAGGACAGCACGAGAGCTCAAGGGAACGCAGTTCCTTTGCTTCACGAAGAACTACGAAGACGTGAACGAGTACCTGCAGAACCACAAAAAGCCGGCAAACCTGCACTTGATTTTCTCGCTCCCCTTCACCGGCGCAAAGATTGACAACCCCCACAACCTGCCGACGGCGGCGGTCATCCTGAAGGGACAGGAACCCAAAGACAACTGGAAGGTGTGCGGCGGCAACTGCAGCGAGTGCGCCTGCAGAGGTTGCGGGTGCTGGGAACTGAAGAAGGGCGAGACAATCGCATTTTATGAGCACTAAACAAGACAACCCGCCGCGGAGGTTACGACGGCACACAACCAAAGACACCGACCGCCGGCGGATCCCGGCGGAGAAAGGACAAGACAATGACAGCAAACGAGATTAGAGAGACCGTAAAGAACCTCCGCGAGTACAAGCGCATGATGCAGGAACTGCAGGCAGAGATCGACGCCGCCGAGGATCTCATCAAGGCAGAGATGAACGAGACCGGAAACTATGAAATCACCGGCGACGACTTCAAGGTAACATACAACGAGGTCACGAGCACGAGAGTCGATACCACGGCACTCAAGAAGGCACTGCCGGACGTGGTAGCACGATTCACGAAGACGAACACATACCGCCGGTTTTGCCTGGCATAACAAGACAGCCGCCCCTGCCCGGCAAAAGGCAGGGATCCCCACGCGGCGAACGACAACCGGAAGCGACATCCGGCGCGGGGACTACCGGAAACAAGCAACGAGAGGAGGCACAACATGAAGTACTACAGGATCACTTTTTCGGACTATTCCGAGACAATCGGCAAACAGGCAAGCAAGGCGGCAATGATGAAGGACGCGCGGAAGTACTGCAGGATGTGGGGACTTTCCGAGACAGTCAAAGAAGTCCAGGAAATCAGCGAGAGCGAGTACAACAGCAGGTTAAACAAGTAGACCGGATCCCGGCGAGAGAGGAGGCAAGACATGACGACAAAGGAGCAGGAAAGAAAGGCACTGGAGCAGATCAAAAAGATCCTGGAGACGTTAGGCGCGGATAGCTACGTTGGGGCAGCGATTGACGCGGAAGTCCTGCAGGCAGCGGAAGACAATATCGGGAACGACTGGATGCTCAGCCCTTCCGAAAGGATCCGGAACCTGGAGAAGTCCGAACAGGAAACACGGGCAAAGCTGGACGCCATGACAGACAGTCGGGACGCATGGAAGGAAAAGGCGGAAAAACAGGAAGCGAGAGCCGCGGAGCTAATGGAGTCGCTAAAGTCCGTAAAAGAGATGGAACTTGACACCCTGAGAGAGCGAGACGAAGCTGACAGGGAACTTGAGAAGGCAAAGAACGAGATTATCATCCTAAAGGCGAAATTGTACGACCTGATCACGAAGTAAGCAAACAACCCGCCCCGGAGGTTACGAGGGCAGAAAGGACGACACCATGAAAAAGACACTTGCTATTATCATCTTGACCGCAGCCGCAACCTTAACCGCGGCGACCGTAACCACGAGAGCCGCAGGAACCACATACCCCGAGACGTTTTATGTGACCGCGATAGAGGGCGACACCGTGACCGTAAGAACCTTTGCCGGTATGGAGTATCAATTCACAGGCGCGGAAGACTGGCAGGTTGACGATGTTTGCGCGGCAGTGATGGACGACAACGGCACCCCGCGAGACGTAAGAGACGACCGGATCCTGCAGACCAGATACACCGGATGGATTGATTGAGAGGAGGCAGACCATGAACGGAAAGAAAATGCGAAAACCAATTACAGTCGTGTATGACTGGCTTTATAACGAGCCATACGGATGCAGGAGACTCTCATATACCGCCGAAACCTACGAGGACTGGCACAGAGTCGTCCGGATCCTGCATGAGAACGAAGACAAGTACAGGGTTATATCAGTCACAAGGTAAACGCTTGACGAGGTTCCGGATCCGTGGGAAAATAGGGGCGTACCGACACAATACGCCCCTATATGGGACAGGAGGGAAAAGAGATGGCATCAAGCGAAGCACACAAGAGAGCATCAGCAAAGTATGATGCAGCAAACACGACAAGAGTCTTTATCAAGCTAAATGACAAGACAGACGCGGACATCCTGCAGAAGCTGGACAGCGTTGAAAACAAGCAGGGATACATAAAAGACCTGATCAGAGCAGACATAGCCAAAAAATAGTTGCAAAGTGTGCCATATGTGATACACTTTAACCAAGAAGGTGGCGCAAGTCGCCCTCGAATTTAGTCAATCAAAAGCAGAAATTAACCGCCCCGGATCGGCAAAATCTTTGGGCGGTTATTTTCTGCCTATTTTGTACGCCAACGCTGCAACCGCAACCATTAGGATTAGCAACTGCAGGACATCGCTTATCTCCATAGGCAGCCCCCTTTCCCGAGGGAACCGCGCCACCAAACACATGATATCATAGACACTAGGCAAGGAGCAATCACTTTATCTTTTTGGCGATCTCCTGCAGAAACTGCTGTTTTAGCTTGATAAGATAATCCCTTCCGCATGGCATGCCCTGAGCTATCAGGTCATCTATAGACGCCTCTCCTCTCACATACCGCATCACATAAGGTCTCATGACTTCCGAAACGGTCAAACATGCCGCATTTTCAATGATTTCAACCCTTTTCTGCAGAAGCTCCTTCCGGTCATCATCCGGATCCCCTGCAAGCTCCCGAGACCATACCGGATGCATGCGGACGTATCCCACAGCCAGGTCATACAGAGGCGGATCCACATAGTATTTACTATTTCGTGACGGATACCGCCGGCGCATCATCTCAAGCTCTCCAGAGGGGACAGATCCCCTTCAAAGATGGCAGCTTTTAACGGGATCCTGTCCGGATTGACGATAGACCCCCCTATCAGGTCGTCAACATGCTCCACGATACAAGGCTTGAAATTGAACCCCGTGATACCATGAATTATCAAGAAATCCCTAAACAGGGAATCTATTTCCTTGCCGGTTTTGGCTTTGGGATCCCTGCAGCCGCTCTCATCATACCAGCGCAAAAAATCCTTGATGACCTCGCAAGGGATCCGGATGCATGGAAAAGACAGGAAGAGCTCCGAAGATTCCACGCAATAGCCAAAATTGCGCAACCCGTAGTATTGACCGGCTCCGAATCCTGCTATGATCACTTTCGGGAAGCATGACAACCCCAACGCCCAGTTATAAAACCGCTTGTCCGGGAAGACATCATCCTCCAGGTGCCACACGTCCCCAGAATCGGGCAATTCCCTGTATGAGTCAATATACGCCTGCAGGTTCCCTTTTCCGTGATCCATATAGACGTTTATATGCTTAAATCCTTGCCTTTTAAGCTCCGGTATAAGGATTGTCCGGATATACGTCTCTCTCTTCTTACATGCGTGAATCTGTATAATCATATCAACCTCACCGGCTTTCCCTGATCCCAAAACAGTTTGACAACGCTTGACGGATCCCCCAGGTACTCATCCGCAATCACTGCAGCGCGTTCCAGATCCCATGAATCATCAAAAATCCCGTCCGTTTGTGCGAATCTCTGCAGGCATTTCATGTACTGATTTCCGAACTGCGGGAAAAGAGCGTTGATCGTATCGACAAATAACGGATGCGGTCTCCATAAGAGACAGTCTTCAGTCGTCCTGATGACCTGATCAATTTTCTTGATCTCCTCTTTCGGGTTCCGCATGAGAGACGACAGGGAAGTCCCGAAGAATATAACCCTGCGTCCCTGGATCCTTCTCTCCCACTCCGCTGGAACCTCTGCAGGCTGAAGAGAAGGTCTCTTCTTCAGGACAACCTCCTTGTCCGGATGCCAGTATTGATATGCTTTTTGCTGATCCTCCGACCATGTGATGATCTTGTCCGCATTATCTACCCCAGGTGCCCTCACAGCGCTTTCCAGATCGCCTCCCATGCCCTCTGTATAGTATGGGGCATAGATTAACTCATCCGTAGCCTTTTTGAGCTCTCCTGAGTACATAGTCGGCTCTACGCTTGTGATTGTATTATCCCCATCATAGGGATTGTGGAAGTAAATGATATCCGGATGCTCCTCAGAAATGCAGACTCCCTGCCTGACCGGAACCGGATACCTGCAAATATCCCAGTGATAGGTCGCAAGCGCTCCGCTCCTGTCTCTGCCATAGTATGGGATCGGAAGGACTGAGACATCATCTCCGGCGTCCTTGTGTTCCTGCCATAATGGGGCAAGGGATCTCCACATAGCTGCACAGTAAGGCAAAAAGAATACTTTCATTCCTTGACCTCCCTTGTATCAACATCATTTACCGCTATATATCCGATCACTTCGACATCCGTCTGTCCTTCGTTCCAGTCGTGTAGCCATTCAAAGTATGTGCCATTGTCCTCAACGCTTAGCACTTCGTTCTGTGTGCAGTAGTCAGTCTCAAAATCATACTTGTATTTAAGAGACACAATATAATCTTGATCCGGTTTTGTTTTGAGCTCCAGGAATAAATTATCAAGCGTCATTCCTTGACCTCCTCTGCCTCATCATCCAGATCATCCGCTATGACGATAAGCGCAGCCTCAATCGACGCTATCGCTCTCCAGATCTCTTTGACCATCGCTGACAGTTCCTGTAATGTCTCTTTTCTCATTTCTCCTCCTTGCTTGTAAAGCATTCACACATCCCATGATTTATAGACTTATACAGGACTTCTCCCTCGCTGGCGAACAATCCGCACACATAAGCGTCTTTGGGGACATCCTTATAGGTGTTTATCGGTGGGACATATAGCCGCATAAGATAAACGCAGTTAGAACAATCTTCTGTCATGCCTGTTCCTCACTTTCTGCAAGCTTCTCTAACGCATCGGAAATACGCTTCAATTCCCAAGTTATATATATTAACTGAATCCATATAGTTACCGCTATAATTGCATATGTCATGCCCATCCCTCCCATACATACTCATTCTCCATGAAACACTTCTGCTCATCCCATGACTTATCATCCTCGTCATAGTACGGGCAACTCTCGTTGTGGTACTCGCACCGATCACAGTAGTCTCGCATTGCCCACTTGCGTTCCTCGCGTTCTATGGCTTCTCTCTCTCGTATGATATCTTCATGTGTGGTCATGCCTGTTCCTCGCTTTCCTCAAAATGCTCGTACACATGATCCCCATGCTTGCATAGAATATCGTCCAGGTCGATTAAGATCCCCTCTATCACTTCCAGCTTTGCATTGATTTCATTCCGCTCCTGCCTCAACTTTCTTTTCTCTCCGTTGAGGTGGAGATATTCTTGTGTAACCTTGTAGTACATGCTATCGAGGTTCATGCTTGTTCCTCACTTTCTGCCACGATATAATAACGATCTGATGTTGTTTCCATTGAGAGAACAATTACAAACCCCGCATCTTCAAGTGTTTTCACAACTTTGTCATAATAATCAGCACTCTTTTTTATTGTTAATTCTCCTAATTGTTTATTCATTCCTCGCTCCTTTCCTGTGGCTCAACCCTGTAATCTGCGTCTATCCAACCCACCACACTATCCATATTGATTCTTGCAACTATCCGTCTATCATTGAATAACTTTATCATTCGGGATTTTTCACACCATTCCACTTCGGTTGCATTGACATTTATAATCTTTCCATCTGTCAGCACTATGCTATACATTCATCCCTCGCTTTCCTGTGGCTCAATCTTTATTGGAACGCATCTTGACTATAATTGCGTACTCACCACAATTTATGGTGATATATATT